ACTGTTTTTCATAAACAAGAAGAAATGTCTAATGGCGATTACACTGATATTGCCTCATCATCCACTAGCGATAATGTTCCAGATACTATACCGCAAATTGTCGAACCGATAGTCACAACAGATGAGGAAGATTGCTGGAGTTCACAGGAGGAAGACAAGAAACCTCTTCTTCAGGGTTTTGAGATGGCCAAACTAACCAACTTCCCAACTCCTGTGAGACACACGATAACCAGTAGACCCAACAATTGCTTGATATTGGCATTGAGCGAAGCTCTGCCTATTTCAAGGACGGATATTGATACTAAGCTTAAAAATGGGTCACATAAATCGGCTGCCTTTTACAGCAGATGGCTCGATAGTTCTCAAATGTCGACAATATTGGACGTGACTGCATTTGCTGAATTTTTGGATGTTAGAGTGTCGGTGAAACTCATTAATGGCGACGCTATCGACGACGGACACATCATAAGGTGTGGCCCTATGTCAGCCAGAGACGTCATGATAGTTTATGATGGAAATCTTAAACATTACTATCATGACAAGAATGTGAGGCCAAAACGCGCGACGTTTCTAGACAGTCTGTTGAAACCATCCGAAAAGGTTGCACGTGCTGTTACTGAGAGGCCCATTGTGGAGCATGTGTGGAAACACGGACAAGATTTAATCGACGTTCTGAAGTTTTACGACTGTAACTATGCCACGTTTGCGGTGCTAAACGACTTCCTCGACGTCAGCGGTCCAAAATTGTTTTCGGGTGCAGTTTACAAGTTCCTGCCCAGTAGTGAAAAGCTATACGGTGTGGATCTACGTTGTGGTGGAGCCACCCTGACCACTAATGAGGTGCTGACGAGAGTCTCCGATGATCTGCAGTTAGAAGACAGGGACAATTTTGGTCTACGGCAGACATACATGGACTATGTCAACGAATATATTCCTAGGAGTACTTCGTCGTTTCTCTCGGCCATGGTAGAGGATAAGGGTATCGTCAAGGAGGTTAGACATGTCAAACCCGCAAGGGATTCTTACCTTCTTACTGGTCGTGTCGAGTACAATTCTCGCCAGCATTACGATCTGAATTTCCTCAACGAGGAGACTCATACTATGGTGGGTAATAAATTTGTCACAGGTACCATTGACATGGGCTTCATGGCTCCTTTAAACCAACGTGGTCACCCTAAGACAAATCAGGTGAAATACAAAGCACTAACCACCGGTCCGGCTCTTGTCTATCTCAAAAATAGCCAATGGCAGACAAATCATGTGCTGCAGGAGAGATATTTGTCTACGGCCACTTCGTCTATGATGTCCATTGCTGGTGTTAATACTGCCAAGTATATAGCTGATTTGTTTGTAGATGAATGCATGGACCCGAACCTGGACCTTGTCTTGGATGAAGAGACCATGAACGGACTGCAACTGCGAGCTTATGGTGATATGAGAATTCGTAATTACCAGAAGCAAATGAATGAACTGGATCAAGCAGGTGCAAATGTCTGTCGGTTTCAACTAAAGGACATAGAGAAAGTGGCAAAAGACAGCATCAACATTGCCAAAGCTGGGCAAGGTATTGCTGCGTGGTCAAAAGTTGCACAAACAAAGTTTATGATTCCTTTCCGTGCATTGAATGCGGCTCTACTGAAAAGTTTGAAACCCAATGTTGTTTACGACAATTCTTACTCAGAGGAAGAATTTGTCCAGAGGGCCAATGTTGCACTGAATCAGACACCTTCCATTGCAAAAAATGGTGTTATCGATGCCACTGCATGCGACGCCGGTCAGAATGCATTCACTCAACAAATAGAGAGATATATCATCAAGCGCTTCGGTGCCGGATCCGACTTTTCGCCGTCGACGTCAAGGCGGACCCCTTGATGGACGATTTTGCATCGCCACGATCGGAAGAGTGTCGCAAGGCGTTGCAG